TTAAAGTATTCCGCAAATACATCATTCGGATTCCCCGTTACCCACACATCACCACCATCAAGAATAAAAGGAACATCTAATCCATCATCAACTATTGGCGCAGGTATCATCTCATCATCTATTTGATTCAATTTTTCAAGTTGAAGCTGTTTTCTTAAATCATGATTTACCAAATCTCTAAAATATTTTTGAGTTGATAACCATGAAAATAATACCATTGTCATAACTAAGTCATCTGTTTTTCCTTCTTCTGCTGCCCAAGATGACCCATCTGAAATAAATGATGATAATTCTGATATTGTATCGAAATCACTTGTCATCAATTTATTTGATTCAACTAAGGTTTTAAGATTGTAACATCCTATGCGCTTCACCATAGGAGACATTTTAACACCCATTTGAACACCTCTGCCGAAACCAGCAGAGATTTGTTGTGCTTTTTTATTGCCTGTCTGTACCTTTAAAAGATTTTCATATTCTAAATCAGTATGTAGTATTTCTGCTACTTGTGGAGTATTATTCACTTCTACTAGAACATAAGCATCATTGTAGTATTTTGCTGTGTTATAAATGACAGTAGGATATAATATTGGAGAGATTAGTGAGTCTGCATATTTTGCAACCTGTTTATATGGAGTTGCAGATATATCAAATACTGAAAATGCAGAACAATCTTGATTCTTTCCTTCTGCTACGTCAACGCATATTGCATAGATATGGTCTAATGTAATATTCTCGTCACCTTTGATAGGTTGCTCATAAATGTCAAGAATATTATCTCCTGCAATCTTTTTGCGTTCAATTGGATCATTGTATGAAAGAGATTGAAGTTTGGAACCAGATATGAGAGTATCAGCAGAACCTAAGAATTCAGTTTCAAATTCTTGTGCGAATTGTCTTTCTGAAGTATTGCGTATTGTTTCTTCTCGCCACTTATCGTCTCTTCCTGGTACCATTGACCAGTGAATTTCAAAAGTTGCATAGTTATTTTTATTGTTTATTGCATCCATCCACAGTTTGTAGAATAGATTTAATCCATTTGGTGTCGAAACAATAATAATCTTTGTCGATTTACCTGACGATATGACAGGATAGACTGAGTTAAAGAATTCGTGTGCAATACTGTTTGGTACGAAAGCAAATTCATCAAGGAATACAAGGTTAAAAGAACCACCACGAACAGCTGATGATGATGTTGCAGCTGCTACTATCTTCGAACCATTTTCGAGTTCTATGTTACCTTTGTTCCATGTGATTACACCTTGCTGCAACCATTGAGGTAAGTTTTCATATGCAAGTTGATATTTACCAAGAATATCTCTTGCTAATTGTCCTTTGTTTGCAAGTATAGCAATACTTTGAGAATCTGTAAAAAGACTCAACCAAAGAATATATGATATTGTTGTAGTTGTTTTACCGACCTGACGAGGACATTTTGTAATAGAGAATCTATTTTCATGATATGTTCTAATCATATCACGTTGAAAGTCCCACATTCTAAATGGGACTAGACCTTCATCAACGTTGACAATCTTTATATAATTTTCAGCAAAATATATTGGGTCTTTGGAGCATTTGATATATTCTTGAATTTGCTCTTGAGTGTACTCAACTTGTACTCCTGCTCTTTTTAAGAGAGGATTATCACGATACGATTCTTTGATTGTCACTCTTTACCTTTTAATAGTTTAGACAACTCAGCAGTTGAACCCACAAAGATAGCCTTGTCTATAGTTGTCTTTGATGTTTCTTTTTGACCTTTCTTCATCTCTCGCATTTGTTTTTGCAAAAGAATTAGTTTTTCGTTTGCTTCTGTCACATTCTTAATCATAGTTGCTGCAACTTCAAATGCACGAGGATGTTCTGATTCTCTAGCAATTTCAAGAATATCGTCAATAGCATCTTTACCTTTTTCAATGATTTCTTCATAGTTAGTTCTTACTGTTTCATAGTCAGTTTGAAGGTCATCATCCAATTGTGTTTGCTCTTTAGTTTCAACAACAGCAGGCAAAGTCTCTTCGATGATTTCAACTGGAGCAACATCAAATAGTTGCTCCATATTTCTTTCAAATTTAGTCATAATTTAATTACTCGAATGTTATGTTTATAGTTCCAGCATCAAAAGTTACATTACCTGCTACAGTAGTAAGTCTAATTTGAGTTAACTTGTTTGATAGACTTACATCTCCTCCACCAAGACACACCCTAGGATCACTTCCAGCTCTAGATTCTATTTTTCCTGTATGAGACTGCACCCAATCATTATTTTGAATATTAGTTAATGTCATATGTCCACTCCAGAAATTGCCTCGGTTTGCGGACCTGATAATAAATCCTAATAATGTCGTTGTTACAGTTTGGCCATCGCCGGTATTCATTGTGACAGTAGCAGAATTATAATTTGATACTTTAACTCCATCAACAGTTCCCAATTGAACTATAGGACAATTGCGTTCATCTTCGTCACTAAACCCTGATGTAACAGAAACTCCTTGTAACATTATTGTCACTCGTTTTGCCCAAGGAGGAATATTATAGAAGTCAACACCTTTAACCGCCATTGCGACAGGAGACCCAGAATTTCCTACTGTCTGAGAAGGACTTACTGTATATGTTCCTGTTCCTCCAGTTCCAGTACCATAACCAGTTATAACTGTATTTGATGCTAATCCTGTTCCAGATGTTTGTCTAATTATTTGTCCTGGTGCTAAAGTTCCTGAGTTCAATGAAGTTACATATAAGGTCGTATCTGAAATATATCCAGAGAAGGATCCGCTCGTAGGAACAGCAGTCTTTGATGTTATAACGCTACTTGCCATATCACTCATCAAAGCACCTGTTATTACAGGATTTGTCAATATCGGACTTACATTGAGAGTTAGATATCCAGAACCACTACTTATTCCTGTAAGACCACTATAAGTGACTTCTTTGGTGTTGCTATTATAAGACATAATACTTTCGGGAACAACTATTGGTCTAATGGGAGAAACAAATAAACCATAATTGCTAGGATTTAATGCTTGTCTGTCGTTTGCATTTATGACAATTGAATTTGCTGGTTGATTTGTTTGTCCAGCAGCATACCCAATCGCAATAGAATTGGCGCCTTGATTTGTTGCTCCAGCAAAAGTTCCTATTGCAATACTATATTTGTTTGCATCACTATTCAATAATCCTGGAGTTGCTTGTAATGATGTTATTGTCGCATTAGCAACTGCAATTATGCGACCATTTGCTGCAACTCTGATTGAAGGCACAACAGTAATTCCACCATAATAACCGCCTGTTACATATGATGTATTTGCTATTGTTGCAGTAGAGTTTGCAACAAACGATGTAGAGTTGGCAGCATTGAATGCTCCTTGTCCTCGTATTAGAGCAGTAGCAGCATCTCCGCCTCCTGCATTAAATAATGCAGCATTTGCCACATCGAATGCTGATTGTATTGCTAAATTTTGTGTTTGGTCAATACCTAATACTCTAATCAAATCAAAACTTGAATTATTTGCTGTATCAAACGCCGCCTGCGCTCTTATCAGAGCGCTAGCAGAATCGAATAAAGCAGTATTTGCAACACCAGAAGTTGAATTTGCAACAAACGATGTGGAGTTAACAGCATTGAATGCTGCTTGTCCTAAAATAATATTATTGCTGGATTGAGCTTGTGCTGAATCAGCAACGGCACGTGCCGCAGTTGCTTCACTTAAAGCAGAATTGACCAAGGAATAGTTGGTAGAATTTTCGGCATACAGTTGAGTAAAATTATCATTTATTTTTTGACCAGCACCTCTAAGGGTGTCACCTGTTCCGTCGTTTGCTGTTATTCCTATATTGATAAGTTGCTGTGACATTTTATCGTCCTTCTATGTTAATATTCTGTTATTGTTGTATTAACAGTATAGTATGAATTTGCATTGGCGCTAAAGGGAACAACAATGCTATTTGCTGTCGCCATCAACACATTAGAGTCAGCAATAGAATCTAATGTATATTCTGCTTGAGAATCTAAACCATACAAATATGTATTAGATTTAAAATCTCCTTGAAGATTTTTTACTTTTAGAATATTGGTATTTGAACTATATTGAACTACTTCTGCCTTAGCAGACGCTAAACCAAAAGAATATCCTTGATAAACTGATTCTCCTATCTTATATATTCCATTTCCTTCTGGACTCATATTGAAAGAAACTGTACTTTCTTTTCCTATGTTGTAGAGATTTTTTATATTAACAATAGAATTTTTGATAATCTTTCTTTCTGATATTGGTCCATACACATATGCTTTTAC